GCTCTGCTTTTTTTGATGGTACAGGAGATTGGTTAAACGTATCCGATAGTGCTGCGCTCAGAATAGGTACTAGCAGTTTCACTATTGAAGGATGGTTCTATGCTACAGCAATCAGCGCATCACAAAAAGGGATTCTTGCCAAAGGAGCAACAAACGAAACTACAGGATGGGAAGTTCGTATCGATGGTGCTGCTGGTGGACAATTAGCAACAACTTTTGCACAAACCGTTGTAAAAGGTACAACGGTTATTGCTTTGAATACTTGGTATCATTTTGCTTTAGTGAGAAATGGAACAGCAGTTAATTTATACCTAAACGGAACATCAGAAGCGTCAGCAACTAGAAGTGAGGATTTTTCCGGAACAGAAGCTCTTCTTATTGGAAACGCAAGAAACGGAACACAAACTTTTACAGGTTACATATCTAATATTCGCGTAACTAAACAAGCATTATATACAAGCAATTTCACACCATCAACCGCAGCATTGACTACTACTAGTCAAGGAGCATCTGCGGCTAACGTAATTTTTCTTGGTTGTCAAACCAACCTATCAAATGAAAATACTAAAGTAGTCGATGTGAGTAGAAATGATTATACCATAACTCGAAATACTTCTCCAACAGTATCTACTTTTAGTCCGTATGGTAATAATTGGAGTGTATTGTTTGATGGTACTGGTGACTATATTTCTTCTGCTAATACTGTCGCATGTAATATGGGTTCAGGAAATTTCACAGTCGAAGGATGGTTTTATTGTACAGCAAACAATAATCCTCAACGAGTAATAAACAATTGGGATACCACAACTACTTCTGCCGCTTCTTGGGAAATTTCTTTGAGTGCCGATACAACAGTTTCGTTTTCTTGTAGTACAGCAGGTGTAACAAACGCTTTTCAACTTTCCAGCAGTGTTACACCTAAAACTTGGAATCATTTTGCTGCTGTAAGAAATGGAAACGTTTTTACTCTTTATGTAAATGGAAATTCTACTGGTAGTAACACACAGTCTATAACTCTACAAGCAGGTAATACAGTTACTATTGCTTCTCGTAGAAATGGTGCAACAGCCAACGTAGAACCTTTTTTTGGTTATCTCAGCAACATAAGAGTTGCAAAACAAGCAATTTATACTGCAAACTTTACACCAAGCACTACGGCATTAACAACAACAAGTCAAGGTGTAACAGCAGCTAACGTAACACTTTTAACTTGTAAGAGTAATCAAATAATTGATCTTAGTGGTTCTGCTGCTTCATTAACAAGAGCAAATGATGCTATTGTTACTAAATTTTCTCCGTTTGGTGGAACTTCTGCATATACCTCAAATACTTACATTGCTTCTAATTACTTTAATGGAACTACAGATTATATTAACGTACCAAATAGTACCGTATTAACTTTAGGTACTGGTGATTTTACAATCGAAGCGTGGGTGTTTAATACAAACAGTACGATTGCTGCTGCTAACAATTTCATATATGATGCACGTGGGGCCTCTACAAACGCAGCAAGACCTTGTATTCAGTTAGGAATTGGTGCGATAGGATACTCATTTTTTGTCAGTAATGCTGATAGAATTACTAGTGGTTCTAGCGCAGTTAAGTTACGCCAATGGCAACACATAGCAGTATCTAGATTTAGCGGCAATACAAAAATGTTTGTAGATGGTGTGCAAGCTGGATCAACATTTCTTGATGCCACAAACTACATCGCCGGCTCAACATTTATAGGAGCAGGTAACGGTGCAACTGTTGCAGGTTGGTGGCCTGGTTACATAACCGATGTTCGTACCACTATAGGTACAGCATTATACACAACTACTTTCACTCCAAACACTACTCCGCTCCTTGCTTCATCTAATACTAAATTGTTATTGAATGCAACTAATAGTGGTATTATCGATGGTACGATGTTGAATAGTATTAACACAAGTGGTAATGTAGTTTCGACTAGAGGAGCAACAAAATTTGGTAATCGATCTATATTTTTTGATGGTACTGGAGATTACTTAACTATAACAAACAACTCTGACAATTATAATTTTGGTACCGGAAACTTAACTTTTGAAATGTGGGTATATCCTACAACTGTAACAAAAGCGATGACTATCGTAGATACTCGTAGCGGAACAGGAAGTACAACAGGAATGATTCCTTTTGAAATGAGTGCTACCGGAAACGTTATAGTTTCTATTGGTGGTTCTCAACTATTTACTAGTTCAACTTCTCTAACCGCAAACACATGGACACATCTTGCCGTAGTCAGAGCCGGAACAAACGTTACACTATACATCAACGGAACCAAACCTACAACAGGAAATGGAACTAGTGCTGCTGCTGTAACTGATAACTTTTTAACTATTGGAACTTCCATTGGAAATAGAGATGCAACTACAACCAACCACTTCCAAGGATATATTGATGATTTAAGAATCACAAAAGGTTATGCCCGTTACGGTGGAAACTTCGTAGTAACATCTCTTCCTTTCCCAGGATTATAATAAATAGACTATTATGGCAATTAATTTTCCAGCAAGCCCAACAGTAGGTCAATCATTCAACTCAGGTTATAACATATATACTTGGGATGGAAGGTCTTGGACCGCAATCCCTGTAGCAAACACTGCAACAATCGCAACGACAGGTAAAGCTATTGCAATGGCAATGGTATTCGGAGGATAAAATGGCAGCACCAAATATTGTAAACGTAACAACAATTACTGCTAAGACTAACGTAGCAAACTTGACTACTGCAACTTCAACTACTTCCAATATATTAACTAACGCAGCAAACAGCGGACAAGTTTATAAAATAAATCATATTATGATTGCTAATTATTCAGGAACTGCTGTACTTGCTAATGTTCTCTTTAATAAGAGTGGGTCTGGTTCATTTTATTTGGCTGGTTCAATTTCTGTTCCTGCAACTTCAACGCTTGTCGTTTTAGGTAAAGATACAGCAATCTACATGGAAGAAAGTGATGTTGTACAAGCTAATGTATCGTCTAATAATGCAGCGCATTTAGTTACTTCATATGAAATCATAAGTTAAAATGAGAATCAGAGGAAACAGAGGCATAGTAGGTCCTCAAACTTTAATTGCTGCTAATAACGCAAGTGGTATCAATCATATCATAGATGCACAAATTTCTAGAGGTGTGAATAGTTGGCCAACACTCGTAACACCTAACGCTGAATATCTTATTATTGCAGGCGGTGGAGGTGGCGGGTGGTCTAGAGGTGGTGGAGGTGGTGCAGGAGGTCTCATTTCAGGAACTAGAACAAGTATTGTTACTGGAACGGTTGTAGCAATAACAGTTGGTGGTGGAGGAGCAGGAGGTAATGGTTCTGATGCTACTAAAGGTTCTAACTCAAGTTTTACTGGAGCAACTACCGCTGTTGGTGGTGGTATTGGTGGTAGATCAAACCTTGCTTCAGGTGGACCAGGTGGATCGGGTGGTGGTGCAGCTACTGGTGGTACTTTAGGTTCAGCCAGTCCTGCTGCTCAAGGAAATAACGGAGCATCTACAACCGCACCAGGAGAAGGTGGAGCGGGTGGCGGCGGTGGTGCTGGCGGTGCTGGTGGTGCAGGATCAGCTTCTACAGGTGGTGCAGGTGGTGCAGGTTCAAACTCTTCTATAACAGGAGTTTCTACTGCATACGCAGGCGGTGGTGGTGGAGGTTGTACTGCTGGAAACGGACCAGGTGGTGCTGCTGGCACTGGTGGCGGTGGCACTGGTGGTTCTACCAGTGGTTCGAACAGCGCAGGTGCTGATGGTAAAGGCGGTGGAGGCGGTGGAGGTGGTAGAAGTCCTGGTGAATATGCTGGTGCTACTGGCGGATCTGGAGTAGTTATCGTTGCATACCCTTCACAGTATGGAAATTTAGTCGTTGATCCAGGTTTAACATATTCATTGAGTGATGGCGTAACTCGATCAGGTTACAAAGTTTATACATTTACTGCTGGTACAGGCAACATTACATTCTAACAGGAAATATAAATGGCATATTATGCATTTTTAGATGAGAACAAAATTGTAACTGAAGTCATCAAAGGAAGAGATGAAGACGATACATCATACGATTGGGAACAATGGTATGGAAATTTTCGTGGACAAGTTTGCAAAAGAACATCTTACAATACACAAGGCAACAAACATTTGAATGGTGGTACTCCATTCCGTAAAAATTATGCTGGAATAGGTTACACTTATGATGCAGATAGAGATGCATTCATAGCACCAAAGCTATATCCTTCTTGGACACTCAATGAAGAAACTTGTCTATGGGAAGCCCCTGTTGCACATCCAACAGATGATAAGTTTTATGTTTGGGATGAAGAAACAATTTCTTGGCAAGAAATAACAGAATAAATAGACTACTATGGCTAAACCTACAACAAGAGAAGAATTCAAACAATACTGTCTTCGCAGACTTGGTCATCCAGTTATTCAGATTAACGTGGATGATGACCAAGTAGATGATCGTATTGATGATGCTTTATCTTTTTATGCCGACTATCACTACGATGGTACCGAAAAGATTTTTATGAAGCATATGATTACACAAGCAGACATTGATAGACGTTGGATTTATTGCCCTGATGCAGTAAACTTCGTCACTGGAGTTATTCCATTCGACCAATCTAACTCATCGATCAATATGTTTGACTTGCGTTATCAGTTACGCCTTCACGATCTTTATGACTTTACTTCTGTTTCGTATGTCTCATATGAGATTACGATGCAGCACATTCGTACATTGAATCTGTTGTTCTCAGGTACACCACAGTTTCGTTTCAATCGCCATCAGAACAAGCTATTCTTAGACATTGATTGGTCTGGCGATTTACATCCAGGTGATTATGTTATCGTAGAATGCTATCGCAAATTGATTCCTGATGTAGTCACACTTACTGGTACTGTAACGGGTAACACTTCGTCAAACACAATCATCGGTTATGGCACAAAGTTTGACCAAGAAATTCTAGAGAACGATGTTATCGTATTAGCCGATGGGCAAGAAGTTCAAGTTCGTCATATCAATACTGCATCACAGATGACAATTATTAGCAATCTAACAGCAAATGTATCTAATGTTTCAGTTACTAAGACTGGTATTACAGATATTTGGAATGATCGTTTCTTGAAACAATATGCAACAGCAAAAATCAAATACCAGTGGGGTTCTAACCTTTCTAAGTTTGCTGGTATTCAAATGCCTGGTGGTGTAACATTTGATGGTCCAAGAATCATGCAAGAAGCGAAAGAAGAAATGGACAAAATTGAAGAAGATATGTACAACATGGGTAGCCTGCCAAGCGAAATATTCACAGGCTAATCGTGCCAACAAATTTCTATTTCAATAACTTTCCTGCAAACCAAATCACCAGTGAGCAATTACTGGTCGAAGATTTGGTCATTGAAGCTATGCAGATTCATGGCATGGATGTATTCTACTTGCCTAGAGAGTTGAGAAGTGGAAGCGATTTTGATTTCCTATACGGTGAAGACACAGTAAAGAGTTATACTAAAGCATACAATCTTGAAATGTATCTAGAGAATGTCACTGGTATGGATGGTGAAGGTGATATCATGTCTAAATTTGGGCTTGAGATTCGTGATGAAGTTACTCTTCTAGTTTCTCGCCGTAGATTCAAGTATGCAACAGCAGCATCAAATTTGTTTCGCCCTAGAGAAGGTGATTTGATTTATGTTCCGCTAGTACAAAACTTCTTTGAGATTACTTCAGTTGAACATGAAAACGATCAAGCGATGTTCTATACCTTGGGTCGTGGTCGTGGAAATAATGTCTATGTCTATGCGCTCAAGTGCAAACAGTTTGTATTCTCTGAAGAATATGTTCACACAGGTACAGAAGAAATCGATGAACAGATTCGTGATGCATATCAAAGAACAGAACTATCGATGAATGTTGGTGGTACAGGTACATATGTACAAGACGAAATCGTGTACCAAGGTGCAAACTTCAACAATTCTACTTATCGTGCAACCGTACACTCATGGAACCCAACAACCAGAAAACTAGATGTTGTTATGGTGCAAGGTAATTTTGTCGCAAATACAACCGTAATCGGTGCAACAAGCAACGCACATTGGGTATCTGCTACATCAGACGATACAATATTCGACAACAATGCATTTGAAGATATCGTTGATAATACAAGAATTCAAACAGAAGCCAATTCTATTATTGACTTCTCGGAACACAATCCATTTGGTGAAGTATAATGCTTAATAATCCACATTTCTATCATCGCACAATTCGCAAAGTTGTTGTTGCGTTTGGTACTGTCTTTAATGACTTGTATGTAATTCGTCAGTCATCAAGTGGGCGTGATCTAGAAAAGTTTAAAGTACCACTTAACTACGGTGGAAAAGAAAAATACATCGTTCGTTTGACAAGCGATCCTACACTTACCAAATCTATCGCAACAATGGTGCCTCGTATCTCGTTTGAGTTAACAGGCATGACTTATGATGAATCGCGTAAGTTACCTTCTACGCTGCGTAATTTTACAGCAAACACTTCGACAGCAATCAATACTCAGTTTGTTCCAGTACCGTATAACTACAGTTTCTCTATGTCAATCTATGTGCGTAATACAGAAGATGGCGCACAGATTATGGAACAAATTCTACCATTTTTCACACCAGACTATACAGTTACAGTAGACTTCATAAATTCTATGGGGCATAAGTATGACATGCCTATCATTTTGAATTCTGTTTCTAATCAAACAGACTATGAAGGCGATATGTCAACAACTCGTTTGATTATATGGAACTTAGAATTCACAGCAAAAGGATATGTCTGGCCACCTGTACAGAATGCAGAAGTAATTCGTCAAGCTAACACTTCAGTCTACTACGAAACTTCTTCAAGAAACTCACAAAAAGTTTATGTCGATTATGCAAACGGTGTTGGGTACTTAAATCAAACAGAAAACATTCATGTCTCTAATCGAGGCGTTACAGGGCAACTTGTATACTTCAGCAACAATGACACCGGTGTTATCGTTGTAGATAATCTTAACAAACTTCTTGAAGCGAACGATGTTATTGTTGGTGACTTTACAAACGCAACATACAAAGTTACTAGCATCGATACCAATCCGTTGAAGTCGGTATTGATTATAACTCAGCCTGCGACAAACACAGCGTTGCCTAACCAATCGTTTGGATTTTCTGAATCTATATACGAATATCCTAGAATAAGTTAATCATGTCTACATTATCAACAAAACTAAATCAAAAATTATCTGAGGTTCTAGATATAGAACCGATAGAGATTGCACCACCGCCTGTTGTAGTTCCTGACACAACAGAAGACGATG